ATGAGCAGTCCAATTACACCAAGTGTACATGGATTAATTAAGAAAGATGCAGATGAATTACGGGAAATAATTTCCGAATTAAAAAGACCATCATTAATGAAACTTTGTCGTGAAGCTATTCATACCATTAAAGGCAGAAATGAGTATATTGACTATATCAAGCGTGAAAACGAGGATATGTACAGAAAATTGAATAGAATTAGTGAGATTATCGAGCAAGGTAGAAAAGAGTTAGAATGATTCGCACTTCGATGATATTGCAAAGTAAAAGAGAAAATTTGGAAGGTTAAGGATTGCGCCTTCCTTCCAAATCCTTTAATGCAAGTTCACGAAAATATAAACCGATATGGATCTGCTGTTCAGCACAGATAGCCTCTATTTCTTCCCAATCATCGTCAGAAAGTCTGATTGTCGGGGAGCGCTTTCTATCGTTTGATTTTAAATGTGACTCCGGAGCCTCGTAAGACTGTAAGGCGTCATTCAGTTTACCGATTTTTATCTCGGCGGCTAGAATCATATTAATTATGTAATCTGACGTGTACAAAGGTAAATGAGCCTTATTGGTAGCAACGGAATGCAAACGAATTTCGAGATCATTTGTGCCAAGATACTCTGTTTTGTAAATATCATCTGCTAGATTTCTGTCGACAGCTAAGAGCAATGAGTATGATGATTTGATTTGTTGTTCTCGGATTCCTGATAGGGCAGAAAGTCCTTGACGGTTTAATTTATTAAGTTCGGATTTGCGGGATTCGATATCCAAATTAATCACCTCTAAGCTTAATTTAGCATAAGAGGAAAAATAGTAAATAGTACGCCAGCGCGAGCGAGAAACATGAAGATGACCTGTGTGATTTAAGAAATGGAGCTGAGGAAATGAGGCAAACATTAGTTGTAAATTTTGGTGAATATGAATTTACCAACTTTGAGCGTGCAGTTAAATCTCTTGAAGAAGAATACGGATATGAGGGCTTCGCTTGGGATATGGTTGTTGCAAGTAATGATTTTGAGATTCTGTGTGAATTTTTATCAGATGATGGAATTGATGCAGAAATAGTAATATGTTAGTTCGCATTTCGATGAAAGGTTTTCATTAAATAAAAAAAGCCTATTCCTAAATGGAAAGGCTTTTAACAGTTAACAATGTACATTTATTTATTTAATTATTATAAGCATTAGTGTTTTGAATCCTTAGTAATATCTAATGCCTCTTTGATTGCCGATTGCAACAACTGAGAAAAGTTCAATCCAGCTTCTTCAGCTGCATCCCTAAGCCATCTTGGTAAAGTACAGTTTTTCGTTACAGCTTTATTTGCATCTTCATTACGATATGGTGGCATATACACGTCTATATAATAAAGACATTCATCTGTTGATAATTCTAGTGATGCAGGGTCAGAAGGCTTAGGTAGCTCCTGTTCATTTTCTTCTAATTCAAGAATACGGGAAGCTAACATTTCTTTTGCTCTCTTAACACCATCTAAAAAGTCAGATGGAATAATTGCGGTTCCAGGAAAGTCAGGGAAGTACATGCCTTGATTACCAACTTCATCTTTTTCGTATACAACTGGATAAGTGTAATGACCTGGATATGTCATATTTATCACCTCAATATTTGTTTATTTTATTTTTTATAAAATTAGAGGTAAGGAAATTGAGTGGAACAAGAGGGGGTTAGAACTTAACCCCTGATGTCCTTTCAATACTACTTAGAGTGCCTTTAGGAATCACTCTACCATCACCGTGGAAGCTTATGTCTGCGAATCTCGTTGGGTCATCTTTATGTATGTATCTTTGATGACTGCCAGGATTTTTGTGAGTCGGCGACTTTATGAATCCTTCTTTTTTTAGTTTCTTTAAGACCTCTCGGACTGTAACTTGTTTTCCCAATTCCTTACCTCCTTTCTGATTTTATTATAACACGCAGTAATTATGCGTGTCAATAAAATAATGCGTATATATTATACGTATCAACGAAAACAGTTTTAGTTATTTTATTTTTTTGTCGTACGAAAATACATATATGAGAGGACTTTTTATTTGTGTCTTATACCGGGCGTTTTATTCTGAAATAAAAATATATATAAATAGGTGATCGATATGATAATTAGGGATCGAATCACACAACGTGAGAAACAGCAACTAGAGAAAATTAAAAAGAATAAATGAGAAAATTTAAGTGAACGACAATTGCGGGAGTTGATGGGAGAGTTTGACCAGAGGCTTGAGCGTGGAAAAGGAGCGTTGAGTATTCCAAATAAAATAAAGGTTGCAGGGATAGTATACACTGTCGAGGAAAAAGATGTAGTGATTATCGATGATTGTGCAGGCTATGTTGGTCTATATAATTATAAAGATACAAGAATTGAAATCTTGAAAGATATGACTCTACAAAGAAAACAGGAAACATTAGTTCATGAAGTTCTTCATGCAGTTTTATTTGAATTTGGATTAAAGGATCATGATGAAGAGTTAGTTGAACGTGCAGCTCAAGTGTTGTATCAAGTATTGAAGGATAATCCAAATTTATTGGGAAACTATCAAACTTCTATTGTGCAGTAGAAGCTTGATAGTTTTGTGGCATTACTTTTCAGTACGAACGCCCTTAAATTTACCACCGGTAGATTTTACGTCCATAAATCGACCTGTGGACGCATCTCTTTTCACGTAGGTATCATTTTTGGGATTGTACGTTTGAGTGCGACCGGTAACTGCACCTTTTCTGTAGCCATCGCCAGTGTTAGTTGCCATGATATCACCTCCTATCTTACAATATTCGGCAATATAAAAGGAAATTCCTTCAAGATGTCGAATTGAGTAGGTGAAAGGAGGAATTTTGAAAAAATGGTTAGAGTTAAATTAATTAAGGACGAAAATGAACAATATTTCGAGAGGCTAGTGAATGAATTTCTGTCAGAGTTATCGGAAGGGCAACTAATAAATATTCAATATGCCACTACACCAACAGCAATTGCAACTCACAGTGAATATGGTGTTTATCCAAGTGTTGAATACTCAGCTTTTATCCAGTATAAAGAATCAAAGTAATATAATAACAAAAGGAAGGTTTAATATGATCGAAGTGAGATATCGCAATAAATCAAATAACCTTGAAGTTATTTATGTAAATGAAGAAAGCGCAGAGCTGCTTAAAGACTGGATAAAAGATGGTCAAAAAGATGAAAAAAAATACTTTACTACGGACAATAATGAAAAAGTTTATTATAAACAGGTTTCCAAAATTGATTACGATTTAACATGAAGATTGTTAAAACATAAGCACTCTCATTATGAGGTGCTTTTTCTTTTGTTCAAAACAACTTAAATATTCGGGGGTGGCAGGTGATGTAGTATGGCTGAAAAATATGTACTAGCTGAAAAAGACTATGTTAAAGGCATGAAGTATAAAGACATAGCTGAAAAATATGAAGTGTCTTTGAACACAGTAAAGTCATGGAAAAAGCGTTATGGATGGAATCGCGAAAGGGGTGCACCCTCTGAAAAAGGTGTGCACACAAAAAAACGTGGTGCGCCTAAAGGAAATATCAATGCAAAGGGCAACGATGGTGGGGCACCTAAGAGAAACCAAAACGCAGTAACCCATGGATTTTTTTCTAAATTTCTTCCAGTTGAAACTCTAGAGATCATGGAGAGTATGAATAAGCGTTCCCCGGCTGATTTAATTTGGGACCAAATACAAATTCAGTATGCTGCTATTATCAGAGCCCAACAGATTATGTTTGTTCAAAGTAAAGACGAAATGATTAAAGAGCTCAAGAAAGCTAAATATGAGTACTTTGAGTTGCCAAAAGATCAGGGCGGAGGCTTTGAAAAGCAAATCACTGAGGAAGAATACGAATTCCAATTCGCTTGGGACCGTCATGCAACATTTCTTAATGCTCAGTCCCGGGCTATGAGCGAACTAAGAAGTTTAATTAAACAGTTTAATGAAATGGCCCATGAAGATGATGAGCGCCGATTGAAGCTTGAGCAAATGCAGTTGAATATCGAGAAAACGAAAGCTGAGGTTGATAAGATTTCATCAGATGATGATAAACCGATTGAAATTCTTATCAAGCGAAAGTCTTAATTTTATACGTGGATCTCGGGAATTAATTGTTTTCCAGTGTAGTAAAACCCTTATTTTTCAACAATGTATAAAAGATTGTATAACGTATCTTAATTTTAGGTTGTTTAAACCACGCAAATACAACAAGTTAGTTGTCGTATTATTACGTAATAATGTTGAATATCTATTCATGAATATGCAGTAAAGGTTTTGATAAATCATGATTGAAAAAGAGGTTAATCCGCATTTTGAAAACTTTTTGTTTGATTGGTCCACTAAGTTTCAGTTTTTAGTTGGCGGGTATGGCTCATCCAAGAGTTACCATATCGCTTTGAAATTAATACTAAAAATGCTAGAAGATAAACGTACCGCTTTAGTTGTCCGTGAGGTGTATGATACCCATAGGGACTCAACCTTTTCCTTGCTGGAAGAAATAGTGATTGACTTAGGTCTTGAAGGCCGCGTTAAATGTTTGTCATCGCCTATGCAACTAAGATTCCCAAACGGGAGTAAGATCATCTTTAAGGGGATGGACAAGCCGGCAAAATTAAAGTCTATAAACAACGTATCAATCATCTGGGTTGAAGAATGCTCCGAGGTAAAGTATGCTGGATTTAAGGAGCTCTTGGGTCGCTTGAGGCATCCAAAATTAAAGTTACACATGTTGCTGTCAACTAATCCAGTAGGTGAAGACAACTGGACATTTAAGCACTTTTTTAAAGATGAGTTGACAGGGCGCTTAGTGTTAGATGACCACGAGCTTTATGAAAAACGTACGGTTATTACAAATGATACCTACTATCACCATTCAACAGCTGACGATAATCTATTTTTACCAGAAAGCTATATCGCACAGCTTGAAGAGTTAAAAGAGTATGATCCAGACCTTTACCGCATAGCCAGGAAAGGTCATTTTGGCGTGAACGGGATTAGAGTGCTGCCACAGTTTGAGGAATGGCCACACAGGGAAGTAATGGCTGCCATTAAAAATGTTAAAAAGCCAATAAATCGTGTTGGCATGGACTTTGGATTTGAGGACTCATTTAATGCCGTTGTTCGAATGGTGATAGACCACAACCAAAAGATTTTGTATATCTATTGGCAGTACTACAAAAATAAAATGACAGATGATTTAACAGCAAAAGACCTGGAAGAGTTTAAACGGACTAAGGAATTGATTATTGCCGATAGTGCAGAACCGAAAGCCATTCAATATTACAAACAGTGCGGTTTTAGGATGAAAGGTGCTAGGAAGTTTCAAGGATCCCGATTAGCTAATACTAAAAAAGTAAAGAGATTCAAAAAAATCATTTGTTCAAAAAATTGCCCTGACGTCATTAGGGAATTAAAATATTTAACTTATCAAGTAGACAGTGAGGGGAACATTATCCCGGATGAGTTCAAGATTGACCCCCATTCGTTTAGTGCAATCTGGTACGGGCTTGATGGGTATGAAGTATCTGATCTTAAAGGCGGTTCCGTATCAGTGTTAAAGTGAGGTGAAGTAAATGTTAATTGAGGACCTATACAGGCGACCATACCATGAATACCTAAACGACATTATCAAAAATATGGTGGACGGTGTCATTTCTGAAAATGAGGTGATCGTTCAGGAAATTAAAGAATGGCTCAACAGTGAAACCAGAAAAAATATGATTATCGGAGAGTCCTATTATCGTAATAAAACTGATATCCGGGATAAAAAGAAACGGGACGTTGATTGGAAATCCAGTGTGAAGCTAGAGCACGGATTTACTAAAAAACTAGTAGACCAAAAAGTTGGGTATCTGCTTACCAAAGAGCCAACAATCGCATCTGAAAATGATTCGTATACAGAGATTTTGGGTGATATTTTTAATCGCAAATTATTAAAGACCATTAAAAATACAGGTAAAGAAGCCATTAATAAAGGTATTGCTTATTTGTATGTTTATTTTAACGAAGATGGAGAATTATCTTTCAAAAAGTTTAAGTCCGAACAGATATTGCCTTTTTGGAAAGATGATGAGCATACGGAACTTGATGCCTTTGTAAGAGTGTACGATGAATACATTTACATGAACGGCAAAAAGGAAAAGCAAACCAAAGTGGAATTTCATCACTCTACCGGCATTAATTTTTTCATATTGGATGGCGGAAAATTGGTGGCTGATGTGCCATCCGGCATAAATAGAAACTATCATTTCACTATTAACGAAGAGCCGTATTTGTGGACAAGAATCCCTTTGATACCGTTTAAGTATAACGAGGAGGAGCAACCGTTAATTGATTCTATTAAGACACTTGTAGACAATTACAACAACCAGGCATCTACAAATGCAGACCTGTTAGCCGATATTCCGAATATCATCTATAAGCTCATTAACTATGGCGGTACGGACCTAGCAGAATTTCTCGCAGACTTGAATTTTTACAGAGCTGTTAAGCTAGATGAGGATGGGGATGTTGATAAGTTGCAAGCGGATCCTGCAACGGATGCAACAGAAAAAGAGCTGGAACGTACAAGAGCAAATATATACGAATTCGGCCGCGGCTTGGATCAGAAGGATAAAGACTTGGGAAACGCTTCTGGTAAAGCTATGCGGCACAAATATGGAGATTTGGATATGGATTGCAATATCTTAGAGTCGGAGTTCCAGTCCTCTATCGATCACCTTCTATGGTTTGTTAATGAGTATTTACTCATGACAGGCAAAGGTGATTATAGAAATGTTCCAGTCAATTTTATTTTTAACCGCGATATTATCATAAATGAGTCAGAAGTCATCGCTGATTGCCAGGCATCAGTTGGGATTTTGGATGATAAAACAATCCGTGAAAACCATCCATGGTACAATAAAGAGGTTGAGCAACGCCTGGAAGAACAAAAAGCCAAAGAGCAGCAAGAAATTGATGGATACCAAGGAACATTCGGCCCCCATCCAAAAGACGTGAACGGCAATGAGTAAAGCCTATTGGGAAAACAGAGCTGCACAACGTGAATTAGAATCGCAGGTAATCGCCAGTAAATACCTTGCAAGCATGAGTCAAAGCTTAAGAGAAGCTCAACAGGATATTATACGGCAGATTGAAACATTCTACTCTCGATACGCTAATGAAAATAAGGTTACGCTTGCTGAGGCTAAAAGATATTTAACAGCAAAGGAATTGAAGGATTTTAAGAATATTGATTTAAAACGATTCCGAGAAATGTCATTATCAGGAAATCCAGAATATGAACGAATTCTTAATGCCGCTAGTTACCGTGTTCGAATCTCAAGATTAGAAGCTATGAATCTGATGATTGAAATGAGGATGGCAGAACTATATGGTGGTCCAAACGGTTTGCGGAGGTATACCTATACAGGCTTGATGGAAGTTTACCAGAACTCTTATTACAAGACCATGTTTGACTTATCTATGCAGGGAGCGATTTCTGGAAAAGTTGCGGCCCTAACCGATGAAACAATGAAAGAGGCTCTCACTTACAATTGGAGTGGTAAAGAATTCTCTGAACGGATTTGGGGCCATCAGAAAAGCACCTTCCAAAGCATTCAAAAAACACTGGAGCGAGGATTTGCAGCTGGCCATTCCATCGACAGAACAACAAAGGCGATTATGGAAGCGACAAACGTATCCTATTCCCGTGCTGAAGCATTAGTTCGAACGGAATCTAATTTTTTTCATAACTTAGCAGCTCGCAATAGTTATGCGGATGCCGGAATAGAAAAATATGAAATTCTAGCAACACTTGATCATCGAACATCGGACATTTGCCGAGAACAGGATGGGAAAATATACAGTGAAAAGGACTTTAAGCCAGGGACCAATGCGCCGCCTTTTCATGTGCGCTGCCGGACTACCACTATACCGTGGTTTGACGAGTCAAAGTACATGGATGGCGAGAAAAGGCAGTCAGCTGATGGATTAATTGATTCGATGACGTATGTAGAGTGGTATGAGAGGTATGTCATAAATCCAAACAGCCAATCATCTCAAAGTCTAAAACAAGCAAAAAATATAGGATCTAAGCATTTAATTACGGACCAAGCTATAGAAAAGGTTCCGTATATTGAAATACCTGGTTATTCGGAAAAAGAAAATAGGTCAATACAGTTAATGCATCAGGATTTATTAAGGCTTGCCAAAGAGCAAAATAATAGTGATGAGGTTATGATGATAAAACCAAAAACAGGGGCTGTCGTTACTGTTCTGGGTGATAATGATGAGGTTGATCCATCAAAAGACCATAATGCTACATTACTAATAAAAAATTCTGGAGATTCGATATTGACAGTGATGCATAATCATCCTGGTCTTAGCGGTTTTTCATTAAATGATTTAAGATTTTTTATTACAAATGATTCAGTAAAAACTTTGACTATAATTACAAACCTAGGTCAAGTGAAATTTCTTACTAAAGCTAACAAATATCATAAATCTAAAATATTTGAGTTGCTTAAAAAGCATTTCGGTGGATATACTATAGATAATGACATTGATTCCAAAATTGAAAAATTTCTTAAAGAAGCAAATGTTTATGGAATAATCTCTAAAAGGAGGTAAACCTTATGGATCTTCACCCATTAAATGATAATAATACCCAAGAAGCACTAGAAGGTCTTCTGAAAGCTGTTGAAAAATCAGTTAAAGAAGATGAAGAAAAGAAAAAACAACAAAATGTTAAAAAGGAATAAAAAGCACTTAACCAATCAAATGGTGGAGTGCTTTTTATTATGCTTTGAAAGTGTGGTGAGAAAATGAATTCACAAATTGAAAATAACTTTATGTACCATTCACCGAAGGAAGGACAGCCAGAAAAATATACTGCTATTCGAGAAAAAGCTAAAGAGCTTGCTTATCTTATTGATGAAGTTTGTCCAAATAGCCGTGAAAAGTCAGTAGCTTTTACTAATTTAGAAACGGCAGTGATGTGGGCAAATGCTTCTATTGCACGTAACGAGTAAATATTTTGTCTTTTTACCGCTATTGCAAACGTTAAAGAACAAAGGGAATACCTAACGTGTCATTGCATGTAAAAAGCGAATTAGGGGGTAAATAGGAATGAATAAAGAGCAATTAATGGCTTTAGGTCTAACGGAAGAACAAGCCAATAAAATTATCGAAGGTTTCGGTCAGATGATACCTAAATCTCGTTTAGATGAAAAAATCAATGAGGCTAAGGAATTAAAAGATCAAATGGCTCAACGTGATAAGGATCTTACTGAACTAAAGAAAAAGGCCGAAGGAAATGAGGAGCTGCAGTCCAAATTCACTGATTTGGAAAAGAAGTACAAAGATGATACGGCTGCTTATGAAGCTAAGATTAAGGAAACTCAAATGTCTAGCGCATTAAAGCTAGCTCTTGCTGGCAAGGTACATGATGCTGACCTTGTGGCCGGCCTTATTGACAAAACCAAAATTGAATTAGGTGAAGATGGCAACATCTCCAAAGGACTTGATGATCAGATTAAAACTCTGAAAGAATCGAAGTCCTTTTTGTTTACCGCGGAAACAAAGCCGAGTGGTATAAAAGGAGCTACGCCTCCTGGAGGAGATCCAACAATTCCACCAAACAACCCATCGGACAGTTTCGGCAAAAAGTTAGCTGAAGAAGCAGCAAAAGGAAATAAGGGATTAGAAGAAGCTCGAAAATCTTATTTTGAATAAGGAGGAAAAAACAAATGAGTAAATTTGTAGAAACAACCTACACGAATAAAAAAAGCATTTTAAAGTTTCCTGACCATTATGTGAATCTTACAGTTACAGTTAGCGACGCTGGCATTGTTGCAAATGCAGATGGCAAAAAGATTGTACCTGCAGGAACAATTATTGGTGGAGGATTCTTGGCAAGCGAGTCTGTGGCAGCTGTTAAAAAGAATGGGACCGGTGCCGAAGGTGTTTTATTCAATGACGTGGATGTAACTTATGGTCCTGCATCCGGCGCGGCCATGATTCATGGTTTTGTTGCACTTAATAAATTACCTGAAGCGCCAACAGCTGACGCAATTGTAGCGTTAAAACAAATTACATTTTTGAAATAAGAAAGGATGAAGAAGAATGCCAACAATTTTTGATTTAGTAAATGCAAAAGAAATTGCAACTTATTATGAAAATAACCCATCAAATAAGGTACCGTACCTTGGAGCAACACTTTTTCCAGCGAAAAAACAATTAGGTTTAGATTTGTCATGGATTAAGGGAGCAAATGGGCTTCCAGTTGCTTTGACACCATCAGAATTCGATACTAAAGCAACAGTCCGTGACCGTATTGGCTTCAGTAAAGTGCAAACGGAGATGCCTTTCTTTCGCGAGTCAATGCGTATTGGTGAAAAGGATCGTCAAGAGCTTAATAGGCTTTTAGCTTCAAACCTTGATGGAGCCTATAAAACTATTATCAATAACATTTACGATGATGTAACAACTTTAATTAAAGGTGCAGAAGTGCAGCCTGAACGCATGATCATGCAGCTGCTGTCCACAGGAAAAATTAAAATTACAGCTAATCGAGTTGATTTAGATTACAACTATCGTATGAAAGATGATCACAAGGAAATACTAACAGCCGGTGCCCAGTGGAGTGATTCTGATTCTACGCCAATTCAAGATATCTTGAACTGGATGGATACTGTGGAAGAAAACACAGGGGTACGACCAACGAATGCGATTATGACTCGTAAAACATTCGGCTATTTACTTGAGCATAAGAGTATTCGTATTGATATGAATCCGTTAGGTGGGCAAAACATCATTATGACAGATTCCATGCTAAAACAATATTTATCTACTAAATTAGGTTTATCAGTCGCCATTTATAACAAGAAATATCGTGCGGAAGACGGAGCATTGTATAATTTCTATCCAGATGATCACTTTACACTGATTCCTGACGGTAATCTTGGAAATACGTATTATGGAACAACTCCGGAGGAATCTGATTTAATGACGGGTGCTACTAAAGCCGATGTATCGATTGTTAATACAGGTGTTGCGGTTACTTCCGTGAAAGAAGAACACCCAGTAAATGTGATGTCCATTGTCAGCATGATTACATTACCAAGCTTTGAAACTATGGATAATATTTTCATAGCGAAAGTTGCAGGAAACTAAGGAGAGAGGAGCTCTCCTTTTATTAGTAGGAGGTGTTTTCAGTGGCTGATGAAAAACCAATTAAAAAGACGACAGCTAAAAAAGAAGTAAAGAAAATAATTTTTACTGAGAATATAAAGCATAATCAACATCGCTATAAAAAAGGCGAATCGGCAGAAGTGTCATTGGTTGATTATGAATTGCTTTTAAAAGCGCAGGTCATTCAAACAGAAACAGGTGATTGATGTGGGTGTTCTAGAAATTGTAAAGGCAAAATTACCTAACTCACAGCTCACGGATAATGCCTTACAAGTGTACATTGACGAGGTTAGTCAATCGATTAAGACTTATTGCAATCGTTCTGATATCCCTTCGGAGCTTGCCTTTGTTCACGCGAACATGATAGTTGACTTTATTAACGGTGAAGAAAAGAAAGCGTCTCCTGATGATCATAGAGCAGTAACAGCTATTAAAGAAGGCGATGTTCAAGTTTCTTTTGGCGGAACAGTTTCCGCTATTGGTGAAGCTGCTGTTGAAAATCTGCTTCATAATTATAAAAGCCAGTTGAATAAATTTCGTAAATTGAGGCGGTAGTATGGATATTCGCAAGTTAATGTCTAAAGCAAAAGCAGCTGCTGAATTTATGTACAATAAAACAGCCACCATCAAACGATCTGAGGAGTATACAAAAATGAATGGAGCCAATGGTATGGATTGGGTTGTTAAATACACGAACGTGCCTTGTCGCTTATCCTCTACCGGTATGCAGTCGGTGAATAATACATCTCAAGGAGAAGCAAATGTAATTCAATACGACTTGAAGATGTTTTTATCAAGTGAGTATGAATTAAAAGCCGGTGATTCCGTCATCGTCGATGGTGTTGAGTTTGAATCAGCTAAAGAGCCATTTGTATATATATCCCACCAAGAGGTTCTCATGAAGCGAAAGGGATACGCATAATGGGATTCGAATACAGCGAAATGAAGGCATTTAGGCGGCAAATTGCTGATTTACGGAAAGCTTCCTACGATATACACATGAAAGTGGCTAAACGGATTGCGCTGCTGGCTATACGAAAAGTAAAGAAGATGACACCTGTTGATACAGGTGATTTACGTAATAGTTGGGAATTTTCAGTAATCAAAAGAGGTAACGACTATATTGTTACTATTTTTAACCCTAAAGAATATACGTCATTCGTAGAAAATGGTCACCGTATAGTTGTCGCAGGGAAAACAGTAGGCTGGGTAGAAGGGCGGTTTATGTTAAAACTCACCGTGGATGAAATGGAACGAATTGCTCCCAACATGTGGAAAAAGGAAGTTGAAAAGGAGATGAGAAGAATCTTTGGTAACTAATTTAAAAACACTCATCATCCAACAAATCAAAAGCGTATTTCCAAGTGCAAAAGTATATGATGAGCCAGTGCAGCAGGGACTTCAAACACCTGCTTTTTTAGTTCTCATTATTAGTGATTCACAAGAACGAAAGTTGGGAGCAACGTCAGAGTGGGAATATGTTGTTAATATCACCTATTTCCCATCTGATTCCCGTAATACTTATTCCGAGAGTGATGACGTAAGCCGGGCATTCAAAATGAACTTCCGGTATATCGGCAATCAGTTTCATGCTAATAAACTTACAGCGGAAAAACATGACGGCACACTTGTTATTACTTTTAACGTAAAGAAATTAGTTAGGGAAATCTTCGATGAGACGAAGATGCAAACACTGCAATTTGGAGGTGTGTATAGTGAGTAAGGAACAGGAAGCAACGCCGCAAAAATTTAGTAAAGAGGCCTTTTTGGATGCCTCCAAAAGTACACAAGAAAGATTAATTTTACAAATCGTGCTACAAGATGATGTCTCTTATACAAAGGAAGATGTAGAAAAACTTGTTGGGGATTGGAAAAAGAAGCCTGTAGATGATTCGAAGAAGAGGGAGGCTAAAAAAGCATGAGTGGAGGACAATGGGAAACACAGAATAAAGTGCGCCCAGGTGCGTATATCAATTTTGAAACGAATGATTTAGTTGCTACCGGGCTTGATTCCCGCGGCACGGTTGTAGTACCAATTACTGTTGACTGGGGAGAAACTAAAAAATTTATTAAAGTTTCTCCTAATACAAAATTCACAGAGTTATTTGGTAAACCGCTGGGCGAGTTAAAGCCCATACAAGAAGCGTTTAAAGGAACAGGTAATGTTATTGTCTACAATTTGAATGGCGAAGGTGAAAAGTCTAAAGCGATAATCAACTCATTCACAGCAATAGCCGTTCATGGAGGTTCTGATGGGAACAAAATTACGGTCATAGTTACCAAATCTTTAAATGGTGGAGCTACTATAAAAACTTATTATGATGGTAGTCAAGTAGATTCACAGGTAGTAGAAAAGGCTACCGAATTAACTGCGAATGGTTTTGTTACATTTACAGGTGAGCTACCAGCTTCTGATGCAACTTTAAAGTTGACAGGTGGGAAGACGATAGCTGCCACGAATGAATCTTATTCGGATCTTGCTTCTGGTTTGGATTCACAAATATTTAAAACCATCGCTATCGGAACTGATGACGATTCTATTAAGCTTTTGTTTACATTGAAAGTGAAACAGTGGAGGGAAAACGAAGGTAAAAATGTGCACTTCATCACCAACAATTACAATGCTGCCGACCATGAAGGAGTCGTTTCAGTATTAAATGGAATTTATGATGGTGCTGAATTAATTTCAGCTAAAGAGGCTGTTTACTGGCTAGGTGGGGCTTACGCGAACGCCATTACCAATTCCCTTACTTACGCACAATATCCAGGAGCAACCGATTGCGAGCGACTGTCTCATGATGAAATTGTTAAAGCTTTGAAAGAAGGTCATATTGTCTTTACTTACAATGAAGGAGCAGATGGCATTGATCGTGTAGTAGTGGAACAAGATATTAATACGTTCCGTTCATTCACACCAAGAAAAAATCAAGATTTCCGTAAAGGAAAAATTGTTCGCCAAATGGACATCGTATCAAATAATGTGCAGCATATTTATTCGCGCTTTTTCATTGGAAAAGTGGATAACAATGAAAATGGCCGAAACTTATTCAAAGGTCAAATTATGAAAGTAGTCCTTGACCCTTTGGTTAAAAGTGGGGCTATTGATCCGTATGACCCGAATGAGATTATAATCGCGCAGGGCGCAGAAAAAGATGCAGTTGCAGTGGATATGGGTCTTAAATTTGTGGATGCAATGGAAAAACTATACATGACTGTAAAATGTAAATAACGGGGGGTGTGTTAAATGAGCGATTTAAGAAATAGCGATTCCATAAGTGCAAAAGAAGGTGTCGTATATGTCACCATTGAGGGAAAAGTATACGAATATGCAGAAGTCGTTAGTTTAAAAGCTGAAATAAAATATATTAAAGCTGATATAAAACGAGTCGGTAAACGTATGAAGGGTAGTAAAATTGTTGGGGCAGAGGGGACAGGCTCCATAAAGGTGGAATATCACCGCCCAGAAAATCGTGCACTAGCTCTTGCGTATGTGAAAACAGGCAAGTCTCCAGTCATGGATGTTCAAGTCGTCAACGCAGATATTACAAGCCGTGCAGGAAAACAGACGGCTCTATTAAAAGATGTTGTCCCAGATGGTGCTTTAATCGCACAAATCGATGGCGAATCTGATGATTTGTTATATGATGAATTCGATTTTACGTTCGATGATTTTGACTTCTTAGATCAATTTAAAGTGATTGAATAATAGAAAGGTGGAATAATAGATGAGTAAATTCAAAGCATTTATGAAAGGTAATGTAAAAGAAGCTGAAAACGCCTCGTTGAAACTTGATCGTTTTGGTGAGGCTATTATTTTGCGCCCTTTGTCAGCTGGTGAAGCTGATGCGATTAGTGATCGATGCTATAAAAATAAAGTTGGCAGGAAGGGAAAACAGGAACGTGTCTTTGATGCCGTTCGCTATAATCGTGAAATTTGCGTTGCATCGATGGTGCATCCTGATTTAAACGATTCAGATTTACAGGACTCATATGGAGTACGCGGGTCTGATAATCTATACAACGAAATGTTTTATTTTGGTGAAGCAACGCAAATACTTGAAAAGGTTACCGAAATCAGTGGTATTGACATTTCAATGGATGATGAAATCGAAGCAGCAAAAAACTAATTGATGGAGGGGATGATGAGGTTGATAGTGAGGCACTATTCGCTCACATTGCCCTCCACAGGTTTAATATCCGTCCTCGTGAATTCCTTGAGATGGAACAGAAAGAAAAAGCGTTTGTGATTGCTAGTATTAAAGTGGAACTTGAAAAAGAAAAGAAAGAACAAGATAGAATTAAGAATTCACGGTAAGATGTGTTATGATATAATATAATTAAGCATAAAATAAAAAGAGACCATAGGTGCGCTAACACCTATGGTCGAGTACAATAGCCGTCCCTCAAAGAGTGGCTGGCTCGAATTGGGTAATGAAATAGACCAATCCCTACAAGTTGTCTAGGCTCAAGGGAGGTCTATTTCTTTTTGTCGAGTGACAACATAGCAACAATCAGTAATCCGAATGTTAACATTAGCATTAATGCTTCAAATGTTGTCATGGACATCACCACCTTTCAATCGGGGGAGTGAGTCAGACCGCCTTTGAGTGAGCCGATTCTATTGTACGAAGATTATTATACCAAAACACTTCCAGAGAGGGGGTGTTTTGGTATAAATGTAAAATCTTGAAAAATAGAAAGAGGAAAAAGGCGATAATGTGTCGAACTCCTTATTTGTATAATTGTGGATAGGGAGGTATTGCGTACAGTGAAAAAGTTTTTAAAATTAGGTTGTGGCGGTCTTATTGGTGTTATTGTACTAATAATTGTTATTGGTGCGCTTTTTGGGGATGATAGTAAAAAGACAACTAATGTTGAAAAAGAAGCTGTCGAAGCGACAGCCACAAAAAGCAATGAAGGAAAAAAAGAAGAGTCTACAACTGAAGAAGCTAAAAAAGCTAGCATAGGTGAAGAACTTACTATAGGTAAAGCTGTTTTCAAAGTTAACTCTATGGAGGAAACTAACAAGATTACAGCTGGTAATGGAATGTTTAAATATACACCAGATTCGGAAGGTGCCGTATTCTTAATCGTAAATGTAACAGTTAAAAATAATGGTACTGAAATGATTCAAACTGATTCTAGCTTCTTTAAATTAAAAGCCACCAGCGGTGCAACTTACTCACCATCATCTATAATAGTAGCAGATGGTAAATTTTTTACATTTGAAGGCATCAATCCGGGGCTTGCTTTAACGGGTAATGTGGTATTTGAGGTACCGGCAAGTTTAACAGGACTTGATTTGCAAGTGCAGACTGGTTTTTGGGGAACTGAAACAGGAATAATTAATTTGAATTAATTTCACTAATAAAAGTCACTCTTTGAGTGGCTTTTTATTTTACGTAAAAAGCAGGTGAATTCAATGACAGGAGCACAAACAAGTCTTACGCTAACAGACCGATTAACAGGTCCTCTTACACGAATGATGAGAGCGATGGATAGAACCATTAGTATTATGGAACGTATGGACCGTACAGCTAATAATGTTGATACTAGAGGACTGCAACGAGCAAGAAGTGAAATACAGTCCGCTTCGGCTGAATTAGAACGTTTAGCATCATCAGCAAGAACGCAAAATGCTGTAGCAAGTAGTGGAATTCAAAGATTACAAAATCAGTATACAAATTTACCAGGACCAATAACAGCAGCAGGAGGTGCAGTAAGAAATTTCTTTGCGGGATTTGCTGGGGCTGCGGCTGCATACTTATCTGTACAAGGATTAATTAACGGGTTTAAAAGCTTTGTCAATTCTGCTGATGCTTATACATCTACTTCGGCTCGTTTGTCAAATATTAATGATAACTTACAAACGCAAGCGGAATTACAACAAATGGTGTATGAAGCCGCTCAACGTAGCCGAAGCGGTTATATGGATTTAGCTAGCTCTGTTTCAAAACTCGGTCTTCTTGCGGGAGAATCATTTAAGGACAACAAGGAAATGATTGCTTTTGGTGAAATGATGGGAAAAGTGTTTACAGTCTCCGGAGCCTCTACCTTTGAGCGTCAAGCAGGTATGTACCAATTAACTCAAGCGATGGCAGCAGGAAAACTTCAGGGTGATGAATTCCGTTCAATTATGGAAAACGCTCCGATGTTAGCGCAGGCGATAGCGGATTTTACTGGAAAAACTAAAGGTGAGTTAAAAGAAATGTCAGCAGACGGCACGATTACGGCTGATATTATTAAAGGCGCTTTGTTTAGTGCGGCTGATGACATTGAGAAAAAATTTAAAAACATGCCTTTAACCTTTGGACAAGCATGGACCATGTTCAGCAACTGGGCCACAAGAGCATTTGAACCGCTTTTTATTCGTTTTAACCAGTTTGTTAACTCGGATGCGTTTGGTGTATTGGCAGGCCATGCGATGTGGTTTATCAGCGTTTTTCTTGCTGGTATGGATATGTTATTCGATGCACTTGAGTGGTTTTATAATACAGTTGTGGCAGTAGGTCAATTTTTCACGGATAACTGGTCCGTTATTGGTCCTATCTTAACTGTAATCGGTGCCGCTTTAGGAGCCTTAGGTGTCATTCTTTTAGCACATGCGGCAAAGTGGGCAATGGTTACTGCTGCCACAAAACTTGCAGAATCGGCGACTTGGGAATACATTGCAGCTACGTTAGCGAATCCCACAACATGGGTAATATTAGGAATTGTCGCTGCCATAGCGCTGGTTATTTACGCCCTTATCAATTGGGCAAACCAAACAGCGACAGTTATTGGGTTTATAACCGGATTATTTACAGCACTAGGTGCCGGGATTTGGAATATTTTCGTGTATTTATGGAATTTCATCATGTCATTTGTCGAGTTCCTGCTTAATGTGTTCGTTGATCCGGTCTATGCAGTAGAAAAGTTATTTTATGACTTATCTAAAAACGCAATAAACTTTATGACTTCTATAGCTGGGTCTTTCGATAATGCAGCCAATGTATTAGGTAGTGCTTTTGTTGCAGGGGCAAATATTGCGATTGGTGGGATAAATACGCTAATAAAAGCCCTCAATGCAATTCCGGGAGTTAAGATCGGTGAAATAGGCAAATTTAGTGCTACTACTGGAATAAAAATGTCTGAGAAGCTAATAAACTTTGCTGAAAATCTCAAGCCACCTGAGAGAAGTAAAGGCACGGTAAACATCCCGAGATTAAATTTTGTAAATATGCCGGCAGCTGCTAATGCCGCATATGATGCTGGGAAATCACTTTCATTAGCGGCAAGCGATAAATTAATGAAAATGGCTGACAAAATATCCGGTGCTCTAAAGGGTCCGAAAGGTCTAGATGACAATCCGTTTACAATGAGTCCAGGGGAAAGTTTGCTAAATAGCCCCGGAACAAAAATGGAAAAAGGTGCTGCTAATCCGACGGGAGGGAAGCTTGACAAAGTTGGTAAAATTGGCGATGAAATCAACATTGCCGAAGAAGACTTGAAAATGCTTCGGGAGCTTGCTGATATTCGTTCCATTCAAAACTTTGTGACGCTTACACCTCAAGTATCTTTTGGTGATATGACTATTCGTGAAGAAGTTGACATAGATAAGATTGTTGCTAAAACACTAAAAGGGATTGACGACATGATTGACGACGGAATGAATCGTGGTGTGAAGGGGGCGTATTCGTAATGCATGGAATTATCTTTAGTGCAAAGAATGATTCAGAACGCTTCCATCTCCCGGTAAATCCAGAGAAAGTCAACGTGAAGATTGAAGGAGACGGCGAGACTTTTAAAATTGCAAAACTTGGAAGTGTGAACATTCCCAAAGATGTTGAACTTAAAGAGTTTTCTCTTGAATCCTTTTTTCCGTCTCAAGAATACCATTTTCTTGAGACGGATTTTTTTGAGCCTTCTTACTATATTGAAAAACTTGAAAATTGGATGGAAAAGAAGGAGCCGATCCGCTATATTTACGTGAACGGCTCCTTCACGATCAATGAGCTTGTAACGATAGAGTCTTTTCAATATGATGAATCATTTGGAAGTGAAGATGTCAATTTTTCTTTATCATTGAAAAAATTTGTTCCATTTGCACCGAAAAAAGTAATTATTGTAAGCAAAACAGTAGCAAATAAGGATGTTGCGGTGGCACAAGTGACAGCCGTAAAAAACCAGGTGCCGCCTAGACAAAACCAGCCCCCTATACCAAAGACATATTCCTTAATTACGGGAGACAGTCTATGGAAAGTCGCTCAGAAATACACCGGTAATGGTAACAACTATAGAGAACTTCAACAATTGAATGGGATTAGTGATAGCCAATTAAGGAAACTGCCCGTCGGTTTAAAGTTAAAAATACCACCTGCCTGGGAAAAGAAGTGAGCGCCTATATGGAAGTATTAATCGATAATCGGACGGGCGAAGTTGTAGAAATGCCCGTTACTAAAATTGAATGGAAAACAGAGAGATTGGGAAAAGCAAGTGTTTTAGATGCTTCGCTCATCATTGAAAAACCTTTGGAGTTTCCAGTTAATAGCGGTGCTATTATCAGGGTTGTAGACGAGGATGCTAAGATTTTTTACGGATTCGTTTTTGATGTGAAAATAATAAATGGTGCGGAAGTAGCTGTAAGGGCCTATGATCAGCTGCGTTATTTAATGTACAATGACACGTTTGTTATTCCGGCCTCTGCCGCTTCAGAAGCTATTAAAAAAATCGCATCGATGGCAAAAGTAAAGGTTGGCGTATTTGAAGATACCGGTTATGTTGTTCCCGGTATTGTTGAGGATGATAAGCAAGCGTTTGATGTTTGTGTAAAATATCTTGATTCAACATTGATTGCAACCAATCAAAACTTTGTGCTATTCGATGATTATGGCGAGCTTGGTTTAAAAAATATTAATAACATGGCCATTCGAGCAGATGAGTTCTATATCGGTGAGGATAGTCTGCTTTTTGATTTTGAGTATAAAAAGTCAATTGACTCTGAAACTTACAATCGTGTAAAGCTCGTTCATGTTGATAAGAAAGCTGGAAAAAAAGAGAGGTATGAAATACAAGACAGCGCCAGTATAGCCAAATGGGGACAATTACAATATTTCCAAATTGTTAATGAGAATATGACTCCGGCACAGATAAATGACTTGGCTGATAGAATTATTAAACTAAGAAATAAAGAAACTAAAGCATTAGAAATTAGTTGTCTTGGTCACTGGAAAGTTCGAGCTGGTCGAATGGTTTACTTGCTTATTGAAAAGTTAGGAATCAATGAATATTTCATGGTTGATGAATGCAAACATTCTTGGAATGAAGGTGTACACACCATGTCACTAAAATTAAAAGTTATTTAATAGGGTGATTTTAGATGTTCGACAAAATGAAAAGAATCGCAGTCGAAGCTGTGAATGCCACAAATCCGGTAAACCTTATATACGGCACTGTTACGAAAGCAAAACCTATCGAAATTGAAATTCACTCAAAATTGAAGCTTACTGAGGAATTTCTTGATATCGCGGAACATCTAACCAGGCATGAGCGTATTGTCACCATTGAGCATCAAGAATCAGCTAATCGTGAACTTGGAGATAAAACAGAAATTGATAAATTAAATACGACATATCCATCTTCTTCGTATAAACATAACTACGTAAAACTGATTTTCGAGGATGGTCTTAAAAAAGGTGAAAAAGTCATACTGGTTAGAATGCAAGGCGGTCATAAATTCCTAGTATTTGACCGTTACAGGGAGGGTAAGAAGATATGGTCCTACCCACAGAATCAATAACGCTTGTTAAAAATTTAAAAGTTGTTGATGCATCGGAACTACCAACACGAACGTATAAGCTTGATTTTGAAAAAGGAAGATGTTCGGGTTTTATTGACCGTAGAGAGGCGATGGAACAGGCTATTTATAAAGTTCTACAAACATTGTGGAATGCGCACCTAATATATTCCCCGCGCTATGGATTTGAAAATATGATTGGGTACGAAGAATTATTTGTTCGTGGTGATCTCCCAAGAAGGGTAAAAGAAGCGCTACTGCAGGATGAACGTATAACATCCATTGAAAAATTTAAACTTGATTTTATAAAAGATGAAGTATTTGTAAGTTTTACAGCTGTAACTATATACGGTGATGTTGATGTACTAAGGGAGGTGATCCCATTTGTTTGAACAAAAAACATTTGAAAATATCCTTCAAGGAATGCTTGATCGTGTTCCAAATGATGTGGACAAAAGAGAAGGCTCAATTATTTACGATGCCCTTGCTCCAGCGGCTATGGAGATAGCTCAGACATATGCCGACATTGATTTACTCTTAAGACTAATGTTTGCAGATACTGCAGACGGTGAATTCTTAGAAAAACGTGTGGCGGAGCATGGCATTTACCGAAAACAAGCTTCAACAGCCCTTCGAAAAGGTGTCTTCGTTGACACAAATTCCCTGCCGCTGGATGTGCCTTTGGGTAGTCGTTTTCGCCTTAATAACATTGTTTATGTTGTTGAGAGCAAGATAACGAGCGGAGAGTTTGCCTTGCGCGCTGAAACGTCTGGCGCAGTTGGGAATATTGATTTTGGCCTATTACTCCCAATAGAACAAATCAATGGTTTAGGGACGGCTACATTAATAGATGTAATGACTCCTGGTGAAGATGTAGAAACGGATAATTCTCTTCGAAATCGTTTTCTAGAATTAGTCAGATTACCAATTACAAGCGGTAATGTATACCATTATAAAAAATGGGCCAAAGAGGTTGCGGGTGTTGGTGAGGCTAAGATTACTCCTATATGGGATGGCCCAGGAACAGTCAAAATTGTTATCGTTAATTCGGAAAAACGTGCTGCAAGCTCTGAATTAGTGACAGATGTATACAACTATATTGAAGAAAATAGACCTATCGGTGCAACTGTTACAGTTATTAGTTGTAGGGAGATTCCTATTAGTATTTCTGCAAACATTACATTGGCAAATGGATATACCATCGGTCAAGTAAAAACAGCTTTTGAGCGATCAGCCATACAACATTTTGCAGATCTTGCTTTTAACGAAACTTATGTTTCTTTTGCGAAGATAGGGAATCTCTTATTGGATACTCCAGGTGTGGGTGATTATTCGGATCTTAAAATAAATAGCAGCCAATCAAATATCTTATTGGGTGAAGAAGAAATTCCAGTCTTGAATAGCGTATCGTTGGGGGTGTAATAAATGACGTACCCAAACCAAATTGATAAGTTTACTGAAAAACTAAATAAAGTTGGTACGGTCTATGTGATCGAAGAAGAAGTCTCACCAGTTAACGGTGTTTATGAAGGGATACTTAATCATGATAATGTAACGACTGCAAGTGTGAGAGTTTATACAGGCTCTAAATTGACAGGTGAGAAAGTCGAAAACTTCTTATTATCGATTCCAAGTCAAACACCTTGGAAGAAGTCCATTAAGATTTTTTCAGACAAGCCAAGGTTGTATATCACGTATGAAACAACAGGAGATCAAGTGGAAGCCGATGATATTAATGTTTTGCAAGACAGCATTGTCAACACACAAAAGGAGCTTGAGCGTTATAAAGTAGATGGGCTTATAGACGGTGGTACTTTTGAAAGGAGGTAATCTTTGATGGCACAGACGATAAGAATCAAGCGAGGGACTAAAAGTCAACTAGATACGTACGGTGCATTGCTTCAAGGGGAAATGGGTTTTTGTACGGATACAAAAGAAGTTTTTATTGGGGATGGAACATCCAATATATTACTTTGCCGCGTGATGTCCGGTACTTTAGCTGCAAGACCCAATGCAGGGGTATTAGGACGTTTATATTATGTAACAAGCGGGACGGATTTAGGTTATATCTTCATGGATGATGGAGCAACGTGGAAAAAGTTAAATGTTCAAACACTTGATGATTTACCAGACGGGACAACCTATTCACGTGTGAAAAAAGCGGATGTAACAAACGGCAGCGTAAATAAAGTATCAGATGGAACAAACACCAAAACGGCAAAAGAAATCAAAGACCATATTGATGACGTTACACAGCATAGAAAAATAAATGATAACGGTGTAAGTGTAACAGACCTTTGGTCTGCTCAAAAAATCAATACAGAAATTTATAACGCAATAAGGGGATTGGAATGGCAGGATAGTGTTAAATCAAAAACGATTACTGCACCGCCAGCATCTCCAATTAAGAATGATCGCTACCTTATTCCATCGAATGCGACAGGCGCATGGTCTGGAAAGGGAGATCAAGTCGTTCATTATAATGGAGCTGCATGGGAGTATTACGTTCCTAACCTTGGTTGGAGCATATACGTAGATTCGGAGAATAAAAACTATGTTTACAATGGAACATCGTGGGTTAGAAGCGGTGAGGCAAACCAAAACATTATCGCTGGTAACGGTCTAACCGGTGGCGGCCAGGGAGATTCAGTAACCTTAACAGTTGGAGCAGGCAACGGGATTACTGTTGCCTCCACATCAATTAGCGTGAAAGCGGGAAAAGGGATAACTGTTAATAGTACAGGTGTAGAAGCAAATATAGATAACGACAGTATTATTTATGATAGTGCAAATGGAAATAAACTTACGGTATCAGTGGTTGACGGTGGTACGTTCTAGGAGGAGAGGAGGATGCCGAGAAAAGTTTTGATTCAAATTCGTAGGGGCCTTGAAAAAGATATTGGGACTTTAGCTGTCGGTGAATTAGGATATTGCACCGATACGCAAAAGCTGTATGTTGGAACAGCCAGCGGGAATGTATTGTTGGTAGCTGCTCAAACTGTAGGGGATATGCTGAAGTCCATTTATGACACAAACAACAACGGCAAAGTGGATGCAGCAGAAACGGCTGATACGGTTTTGTGGTCGGGAATAAAGGAGAAACCAGATTTGGTCAGAAAAGATGGAGATATTTTTACTGGAAAAGTTACGTTTCCGGCCGGAGTTATAGGTGAAGCATCGTTAAATCTCCCGCACGGAGTAGCGCCATCTAGTCCTGAGAACGGAGATTTGTGGACGACCACGAGCGGCTTATTCGTTAGACTTAACGGGACTACACGCACATTGGCGCATACATCACAATGGAGTACCATATCGCAAGCGGAAGCAGAAGCGGGAACATCTACGACAGCTAGATTGGTGTCAGGACAAAGAATTGCACAAGCTATTGCAGCGCAGGCCATGCCAAAAGGACCATTAACATGGAACGACCTCAAGGGGGTGTAAAGTTTGTATGGAGCCTTCCAATATGGTGAATTGAAATACGGTGAAAATAAAGTAACAGATGAAGATTTAGAATCATACAGCCCCAACCTGTTAAATTATTTACCGCCCTTATACAGGGACATTCTTGAGATGGAAAAACTACAAAACAGTCTTTCAATCGAACTAGGAAACTTGTATTTTTCCAAAAGTGATATTGAGAATCAACTTTTTATAGAATCGGCAACATGGGGCTTAACGTTCTGGGAAAGAGTATTTGGGATACAGTCAAATCTATCTTTATCATACGAGGAACGTAGAGAAATCATAAAAGCAAAAATTAGGGGCTATGGCACTGTCACAAAAACAATGATAAAAGAGGTTGCATTGGCTTTCACAAACGCTGAAGTAGATGTGATTGAGCATCCAGAAAGTTATTCATTTGTAGTCAAATTCATTGGAGTAAAAGGTATACCTAAAAACATGGCTGGATTTCTTGAAATCATTGAAATCATTAAGCCTGCCCATCTATCGTATTCCATTGAGTACACATTCACTTGGTGGGATAAATTGAAGGAATTAACATGGACAAGTGCCAAAGCAAAAACCTGGAACGAATTAAGAGTTTACTAGGAAAGGAGCGGTTTTATGAAATACACAGGAAATTATAATTTGAAGAAACCTGATGGTACAGATGTCGTTAATATACAAGATTTAAACGACAACATGGACATCATCGACACTCAGCTTAAAAGTTTGAATGATGATAAAGTTCAAAAAGAGACCGGTAAGGGCTTATCTAGTAACGATTTTACAACGGCTGAAAAAAATAAATTAGCTGGGCTCAGTGGTAACTATAATGATTTAACTAATAAACCAACTCTAGGTACAGTAGCTTCTAAAAACACAGGAACAACAAACGGAACAATTCCTGTAATAGGAGCAGACAACAAATTAGATGCATCAATCCTACCAGCTTTGGCTATTACAGATACGTTTGTAGTTAATAGTCAAGCTTCAATGTTAGCACTAACTGCTCAGATAGGAGATGTCTGTGTTCGAACTGACATAAATAAAACATTTATTTTAAAAGCATCTCCTGCTACTACATTAGCAAACTGGCAAGAATTATTAACTCCAGCTGATGCTGTATTATCGGTAAATGGTAAAACAGGAGCCGTAAGTCTAGGTGCCGATGATGTTGGAGCAATACCTAAAACAGGTGGTACGTTTACAGGTGATATTACTTTTTCTGAAGGAAAAGGGATAAAACTGGGTAATGGCGGTAAGCTAGTAGACCAAGTAACAGAATTCGTAAATAGAACTGCTTTACAGGCAAACGGAGATAGTTTTGAGGTGCTTACAGAGAATGGAACTGATTTTGTTTTTACTGCGAGTAAGAATGCTGTTGCTCCTACATTCAAGAGAAACATTATATACCATTCAGGCTATCAAGGACATGGAACTGAGATGAATGCTGATATGATAGATGGACTTCATGGGTATATGTTACAAAAGTCTGTAATTATAAATGGAAACATCTCTAGTGATCCAAACACCACAGTGGATGATTTCATTTTGACAGACCATGTTAATGCTCCAAAAGTGTCTGGCTATAGTAGCTATTGGTATGTTCATACACATTTCTTTTCAGGGAAGTCAGACCTCAACAGTAGATATCAAGTAGCAGTTCCATATTTTGCTATAGCGCCTACAATGTTTGTCCGATACTTTTATAATGGATGGAGTGCTTGGAAAGAAATAGGAGGAGGTGGGACAGTGATTAATGCAAGTAAAATTAGAGAGATATCTGATTTAAGTACCGTCACTGGTAAAGGTTATATCTATAGAACAATGTCAACAAGAGTTGGTGGTTCCGTATATTTGAGTAATAGAGCATACACAATAGACGCCTTTGAAAATTCTATAAGTGTAGATGACGGTGCCGCATCAAGTATGACGCTGAGTATAGATTATGAAGCTACTATTCGCGATTATAGTTACATCTCAGCGCCTATACGCTTTGAAAAAGGATTTAAGACAGGCAGAAATGTAAAGGCTTATTATGTATTAGACTAAGGAGGTAATTTGGCATGGAAATTCAATTAAAAGAAAGTCCGCTAGGTTTTTTATACGAAGAAACAGAAATAAAAACAGATGCGCAAATAGCTATGATAAAAAAGTTTTACGACTGGAAATATCATACTGAATTAAAATACAAAAAGGCTAAAATAATTGCAGAAGTTTATGATTATCTAGACAATTTCGTTGAAGATTATAATGGCGATATTATCTTTGAGTACGAAGATAATCAAATCACAGTACAAGCGGTAAATGGTGTAGCTGAAATCGACTTCGTAGCTGATGAAGGACTAGAATGCACAGTGCGTACAGTGATTCCTAATTTTAGAAACGGGGAAGTGACTTTCAATGTCTAATGTCGATGTACAAAAAACATCAACTGGCTTTGTTGTAAAAAAGTTACCAGAACCTCCTACAACGGAAGAACGTGTAACACAGCTAGAACAAGATAACGTTTCAACTATGTTGGCTGTTACTGAAGTATATGAACAAAATATGAATTCAGATGCCCAACGTGAACAGGAAGGCATAGAAACCATGTTGGCGCTAACGGAAATGTATGAAACAATTTTGACGCAGCAAGCAAAAATAGATGAATTAGAAGCTAAGTTAAACGGAGGTGCTGCTTAATGGCCCAAATTTATGTAAATCTAATTAAAAAAGGTTTAAAAACACTGGACGAGGTACCACAAAATTTAAAAAGTGAAGTAGAGTCCATACTGGCGGTTGATCATGCTAACTAAGTTAGTTGTTCAATCGCTTTTATTTTTCCTAAAAATCATAAAAGGAGACGATATTATGGTAACGGTATATGTAACTTTGATTATTAAAGGATATAAAACTTACGCCCAAGTGCCCATGAATTTACAGCCTGCAGTAGAGGTAGAGTTAGGACAACTTGGTTTAGGTACTGATGGAAAACCGTTAGATGTTACGGCATAAGTAGGACCATATTGAATGAGGTGATTACAACAAATGAAAGTAGATAATTTATTCCACGCAACCCAAGAATTAAATAATGCAATAAGTAGTCTATATCAAGCGAATAGTAGGATTCTTAATGAAAAAAGAATTCCGGATGAAATAAAGCAAGAATTAAAAGATATTAAGGAACAATTATTTAAAACTCTTGGGAAAATTCATAAAATACAAGCAGAATAGTGGTATACTCTTCCAAAAAGGAAGGGTGTTGATTTAATGGGAATTGAAGAACTAATATTGCAAGTTGAAAATTTACGCCAACAAGTTGAAAACCTACACCAATATGTAAAAACAATTGAAGGTGACTACAAGTTTCACACCAGTTGGCTATTAAGTGTACTCGCTTTTATTGTTACGGCAGCAGGGGCATCGCTTTATTTTATAGCAAAATCAATTGTTAACAACAGGATAACAAAGGAAATGGACAATCGTCTAATTAGCTTATTAAAAAATAATCCGCCAATATTCAGTGCGTCTGGCTTGTCAAAACCAGATGAAAATAAAAAAATCTATCTTAGTTCCGCCATACAAGGAATAGACCAATTGGAACTAGCTAACATTATTTTGCTTAATGTAAGCCCAGAACAAATGACATTTAATGATTTTCAAAGAAAATTCAATCCTAAAATCAATAAAAACGAACTTGGGATTGTTGAGATTGAAATACCTGAATATCATGAAAATAATGGGTCGGTACAATGGAAAATAGTATGGTTAAGGAAGCATTATGACTTCAAATGAGGACCCTAGTGTGTAGCTGTTAAACAAAATAAAATGAAGTCACGCCTCGTACCTAGCGAGGCTATTTTTATTGGAAAAGAGGCCATAACGTGATAACTATTCAAAACCTACATTTACTTGAGTCTTTACCAAAAACATTAACTTATATGCTGCTGTTTTATTTTTTGGTTAAAGTCTTGGATTTTGCAACAGGGCTTTTAAAGACTTGGAAAGGAGTATCGCCATACCAATCGGCTGTTATGCGTGACGGCATTATTCGTTGGATTGGTGAGCTGATCGGCATCATATTTGTGCTTGCTATCGACTTTATATTGGGACTTAACTTTTACCTCACAGGTTTCACGGTGGGGTTATTTATTTACAAAGAAGGCGGAAGTATTGTAGAGAATCTGAAAATGTTGGAAGTAAATCTCCCCGGGATTGTACAGGACAAGCTGAATACGTTTGATAAAGGAAAGGATGATAAAAATGATTCAAGCAAGACAAATGCTCGTTAAAGAAAGTCAACAGAAAACTAAATGTCCCAATCAAATGGACGCTAAATATATTACCATTCATAATACCGCAAACGATGCCAGTGCAAACAATGAAGTGCAATACATGATTAATAATACTAATCAAGTGTCATACCATTATGCAATTGATGATAAAGAAGTTGTACAAGGCATTCCATTAAATCATAACGCCTGGCATTGTGGTGATGGCTCAGCTGCTAATTCGGGCAACCGTACATCAATAGGTGTAGAAATATGTTATAGCAAGTCTGGCGGAGAGCGATATACAAAAGCGGAAGCATTAGCAACTAAGTTTATAGCTCAATTATTGCATGAACGGAATTGGGGCATTGAGAGAGTTAAAAAACACCAGGACTGGTCCGGCAAATATTGCCCACACCGAATTTTAGCCGAAGGTCGTTGGCAGGCTGTATTAAACGCCATTCAGATGGAATTAAATGAACTAAAAAAATCTAATGAAAAGAAGGAGAGTGAAGAGATGCAGAAGGTTAATATTATAGCCGGGACAAAGCTAATTGATGGTGTGAATATTAACGGAGTGACATATGCACCAGTAAGAGAATTAAGCGAGCTGTTAGGTAAAAAAGTGGAGTGGGACCAAAAAACAAGTACAGTTACGCTTAAATAATTAATTTATTTTAGTTGCGTATACTGATTCTACATCAGCTTAGAACTACTCACTAAACAAAATAGCCCCAACTCGATGAGAAGGGGCTATTTTGTTTAGTGAAATGTTTTTTAAAAACATAGCGTTGTTAAAAAATGGATAATTGTTCAGTTCTTTGAATTTCTGCTCCATTAAGCAATTCAGCAAATTGTTGGACTGTATATACATCTACTTCCTTACTTAGAAGATCATAAGCTAATTTTTCAGAATCATTTTCTATACTTGTATTATTTATTACAACTTTTATATTCTCATAACCCATTTCTTTGAAATAACTTAAATCGAATAAGAAGGATTTAATCTCAGTATATAGTCTATTGTAATTAGTATAATCAAAACTTAAGGCTTTAATTAATAATGTTTCCCCTTTCAGACTTACAGAAAAGTCAAAGGGATGCTGTTTAAATACATTCTGCTCGTTTGGGCGTCTATCGACATCTTTTAGTTCATTTAAAGTGAATAGCTTGGACACTAATCGTTTAACCCGATCCGCATTTATTCTATTCGATTTTTTTTGATCATAATAGAGGTACATGTCATGCAAATCTTTAATATCTTCCTCGACTGTGCTACTATTTAATGCCCTTATTTCACTGAATTGAATTTGATTAACAAAATATACAAGCTCATTTTTCAAGTAATCAGGTGTTGGAGGTTTGCCTAAGATTGGTTGAAAACGATTATTAAATTGAATTTCCAATGATTCTAAAAGGGCTTTTAGAACATCCATTTCTAATTCATCATCAAAATTTATAACCCTGGTTAAATTCCGGGTTTTCTGAAAATTACTTTTTCCCAACTCTGGTATAAAAGTCAAAACGCCAACATTTATAAATTCACCTCTTATGATGTCAGGAACATACCGACAAATGGTATAAAAAATGGTCTTAGAATTCAAAAATATCGCCTCCTTTCCAATCATGGCATTGTTCCTTAAGTAAAGATAAAAATTTATCTATATTTTCAATTCTATACCAAAGAAAGCTTTTTAATGCATGCTCATCACTTTTATTTAGTTCCCATTGTAAAGGAAGTTGTTCAAAACACCAGTCAATATCATCTTGACTTATGCCCTTTATTTTTTGTAATATTTTATTAAATGGGTTGAAGCCATTTACGAATTTTAATAAAACCTTGTAGTTATGTCCATGAAAGTCTTTGACTAGACAAAGATCATCTTCATGGATTTTTTTTAGCTCTATTTCATTCCATAAAGCTCCTAGTTTAAAAGTATGACTATGGTCTATAGCTAATAACCTTTTTGTTTTTATGTCAATCAGGAGATTTCCTTTGTTTTCGGTACGGTCATTGTTATAGATTATTTGGTCAAATAAGATTATAGATGGTATGTCATCTTTATTTGTTACTAAATTTAATAAAGGTGGCTGAATTGATGGTTGTGCTTTTGGAGCAAGTCTACTACCGAAATGAAGCCCTGTCTCCACACCTAATCCTTTTAACTCAGGGAACTGATTAAGTTTCGTAATATCAATGTCAATTAAAGCAGCGTCTGGTATTGGGATATCTAATAATTTGGCTAATTTATAACAAACAAATTCATTAATTAGAATCCTTGTACCATGCTCGTTGCCTACGAATTTAACAACATAATAATCATCAGTTGTTTTCATCAATAATGGATTTGTTATACCGTTCCCCATACCGCGCTCATACTTAATCAAATCATATGAAGGAATTTCGAAATGTTTCAAGTAATCACCTGCAGTGCTCTGATTCTCTTTAGTGCTTATCTTATCTAGAGAGAATCTTAACACAAAATACATCAATTTGTGACAAAAACAATTTAAAAATTTCTGTCTTAAAAATAGATTTTTTTAAAGTGATATATAACTACTTCTACATCTTGGAAAAATACCCTTTAAAGTCAAGTGTATTTATTATAATAGCATCACAGCTTAGAACTACTCCCTCGAAAAATAGCCCCTCTTGAATGAGAAGGGGCTATTCCTTTTTATAACTCTCCAATTTTTCTATGAGTTCGTCTAAAGATAATCCGATTGCTTCCGCAATTTTTTTAACCGTGCCAACTTTCATGTTATCGACATCCGTATTCCTTGTTACCAAATTAGCTAATGTTGAATCATTCACTCCACTTTTTTTTGACAGTGAGTATCTAGTTAAACCGAATTCTTTACATAGTTGGTCAATGGGATGCATAAAACTTCCTCCTATATTTATCTATCTCCGTTTGTTTTTTCGTCATAAAGCTTATCCCTTTCTTCCTTCAAATTATTTCTAACATTTCTTAAAAATAGATAACGGATTCCTAAAACCAAAATGAGTATCCAAATGATTATCAGTAATATTTTCATATCGTTTATGTTATACTTAGGATGAGAGGGAGGATTAACCTCCTCCTCTTCTCAGCTTTTTAATTTCTAGCTCTAGCTTTTTGATTTCTAATTTCGTCTTTCGGTTGGTAAGCCAGAGCTGACGAAGCGTTAGAATCGAAACCGCTAGAGCTATTACTTTTCCTAAGATAACCATTTGTTCACCACCTTTCTATACTTTTATTATAACTCACTAAGGTGAGTTAATCAAGTGAATTTATAGACTTTTTATCCTTTTTTTGCAAATAAAAAAAATAAGAGGCGTATTCAATATGCCTCTTTAAAATATCATCATTGTAAACGACCGCCATCAAACACCAACGAATGCAATTGGACTTCATATTTTTCGTTCCAATTCGCTTTTATTGAATCTGGCACTTCTGCAATAAAATCACCTAAATAATTAGGTTTAATATCAATAGCATCCGCAACTGGATGAATATACATTAACTCTTCCCCGATTCGATTTCCGGATTCATCTAAGTAATATAGTTTTAGCAATCCATCTGTGATTGTCTTTTCTCCTTTATTTTTTATCGATCCGCTAATAGAGACAAAAGTGGTAAAATCCGCTTTATTAACTTTTGAATTAACTTCGATAAATTGAGAATACTCTTTAGCGTTGTTCATTTGATTTACGCCAGCTTTAATATCATCATCTAACCATTCCTCAACCGCCAAGTTTTTGTGGTATTTCAGGCTTTCCTCAAATAATTCTTTCGCTTGAATAAACTCTTTATTATCCCATGCTTTAAGTGCCTGCTTAGCAAGTTGATCAGCTTTTTCTTTGTCAGGTCGAATATTTTCCGCTTCTGTAGATGTATTATTGCTCGTTTCAGTTGTATTTTGGGAAGAACAACCGACAACAAGAATGGATAAACCAATTAATAATATTACTATTTTATTCAAGACAATCTCCTCCTTGTTTACTAATCTATATTGCTAGTACCGATATTAGTAGACTATGATATTATAAAATATATTTGATGGGGATCTAGCTGGACATGCATAATTAACTTGTCCCCTTTCATAAGCTATTACTAGCCTAAAGCGTAGTATTAGCTTTTAGTCTCATATCCTGTCAAATCGTACCGTCAAAAACGGTCTTTTTTAATGTCTACTCGATAGTATCGGAACTATCAATTTCCTCGTCAACCCATTCGTAAAAATCATCCGTTTTACATTTGCATATCTTGGCTAAAATGAATAATCGTTCTACATTTGGTTTAGATCTTCCAGTGCACCAGTTTGAAATTGTCTTTAAATTTACCCCTTTTCCTTTACCTTCATATTCCTCTATTTTCATAACGATATAATCTCTTGTATACCCACTTTTCTTTATCATTTCAGCGACTCTCGGAACTAATTTCATAAAATCACCTCAATGTTTTTTTTCTGCATTCATTTTAAATTTCCTTCTTTTGTCTTTGAATCCAATTTGATTTATACAGAAAGGTAAAATAATTTGGAATATATTAATCATACCGATAATATCATTTACCAAAGACCAACGGAAAGGAAGTGTTTATATGAGCGCGAACAAATGGGTAAGATCAATTAGCTTTAACAGGACCAATCCGGATGACATTAAGCGGCTAAAGTACATCGGCAAAAAGTCATTTTCAAAGTTTGTAAAAAAGTTAATTGATGAAGAAATTCAAAGGCAAAAAACGGTAACACCTGTCGATCTTACCAAAACCGCTACACCACAAGTGCAGCAACAGGTACTACCAAAAAAGCAGAACCAATCGATAGCACCATCAATACCGAAAATGAACGTTAAAATCGGAGGGAAAGAGTATGTTTGATGTTTTGTTAGCAAGTGGTGTTTTAGCTGGTTCGTTTTATATAAGAAGAGGAGGTACAGATGCACAACGAATTCAGCGAATATGCAGAAAAGCGGGACTGTATGTTAAATACGATGGCAAAGAGGACACAATGAAGCTGCTAAGAAGTAAGAGGGGCAGCAACTTTATTGAATACGTGTTTAGGATCCCAGAAGGATTAAGCTCTAAAGATTTTATAAAAAAGAAGGACGTAATCGAAGATGGTTTGAACACTTCTAAAAATACAGTACTGCTCTATTTTAAAAAGGAAAAGTCAGAACGAAAAGAAATAGAGATATCATTTGATAAAGTGCTAAAAATTAAAGTGTTTAACAAACCCATGCCTGAGCTAGTGCCTTATGAAAACAGCGCCAAAGGATGGAACGTTCCAATTGGACAGAGCCGATCAGCATCAATCTATCATGATTTCGAGAAGATTCCACACATCGTCGTTGCGGGGACTACAAGATACGGAAAGTCTGTCTTTTTAAAAAATGCTATTACCACATTAATCGTTAACCAGTCAGGATCCGTTACGTTTACATTAATCGATTTAAAGGGCGGCTTAACCTTTAACAGGTATCGAACATGTAAGCAAGTCTTAACTGTCGCAAGTGACACGGAAAGCGCTCTGGAAGCACTAAGGGAAATTAAAGCTAATATGCAACAGGTTATGGACCATTTAATGCAGTTGGAGGCTGAAAACGTTCAGGAAGCGGGAAGGAAAGACCGTCACTTTATCGTTGTAGATGAAGCAGCTCAGATAGCTTCAGCTGGTGAGACTGATCGTGAGATCAAAAAAATGAAGGTAGAATGTGAGCAAATCATTTCAGAAATAGCACGGATAGGTGGGGCCTTGGGATTTCGTATAATCTATGCTACTCAATATCCTACAGCTGACACACTGCCACGACAAGTCAAACAGAACTGTGACGCTAAATTATGTTTTAAGCTGCAGACCGATGTTGCCAGCCAAGTGGTACTAGATGAAACAGGGGCGGAAAGCCTGCCATTTATTAAAGGCCGTGCCATCTATTTGACGGATAGAAAACACATCGTGCAGACGCCATTTATCGAGAATAAACAAATAGAGGATCTGATAGAGGAACGTGGAAAAAGATAGTCGGAGAAATAGCTTTCGAAGCAGCTACATTTGGTCTTAAGCAATACAAAGCAAAGAAGAAAAAGTCTACTCGTAAGCCAGCTAAGAAAAGAACAAAGAGGGGGAAATAACATGATGTTAACTAATAGAATTCAAACAGTAGGGGCAGTTAATGAGTTTTTATCTGGGGAGTATCGTTATAAAAAAGTGCTTAATAAGACAAATAAACGCCTAGCAAAAATCGGCTTAAAGGTAGCCATCACTGTTGTAGCTGGTAGCCTATTTCTCGATATCACAACACCATTGGCATTTGCCCAAGAAGTAGCTTTACCATCTGTAAAAGAGACTTTTGGAAGTGCGGTTAATACAGCCCTGCAGCCTCTTATCGATGTCTTGAAGGAAATCTCCAAGCCGATTGCCGGTGTTATGGTCACTTGGGGTTGCCTCCGATTTATGATTGGTCAACAGGAGCAGGGCATATCAAATATGCAACAGGCGGCAATTGGATATATACTTGTGCAATTGTCCCCAATTATATTAAAATTGATCACAGGGGTAGGCGATGCTGTAGCATAA